CCGCCAATAACGCCAAGAACTTCCTGATCACTGCGCTGACCGCAACCGATATGACCGTGGTTGCACTGGACGGCACTGCGGTGGTGGCGAAAGCCTCGGGCGATTCTGTGACCGGCACGATGCAGGGCAAGCGCGCATCGGTTCCGACAACCGGACACACGGACGACAGTTTCTACTTCGAGGACTGGTATGGCGACATCAGCCAGAGCGAGCAATTCAGCGGCTGCAAGCTGCAAAATCTGGCTGTCTCGCTCGCGCCCAACGCGATCTCGACGCTGACGATGAATTTCCTCGGCAAGGACATGGTTACCGGATCGAGCCAGTATTTCACCACTCCTGCTGCACCGACGCAGTCCGAGCGGCTGGCCGGTGTGAATGGCGTTGTGCTGCTGGCCGGTGCGCAGTCGCTGGTGGTGACGGGGATGAACTTCACCATTGACGAACAGCTTACCGCTCCGCCTGTGGTGGGCAGTAACACCGTTCCAGCGGTATTCCGCGGGCGAGCTACCGCGTCAGGACAAGCGACAGTGTACTTCGAGGACGCTGCTGTCAGGGATGCGTTCGTCAACGAGGGTGTCGTTTCCGTGGTCGGCGCTTTCACCGCGAGCAATGCGGCAGATGCCGATTTCGTCTGCTTCAACTTCCCGAACGTGAAATTCGGCGGGGCGAGCAAGGACGACGGAGAGGTCGGCATCATCCAGACGTTGCCGTTTACGGCATTCCGTCCGAGCACAGTCGGCACTGGCGTGCTCGACTCAACCTTCGCAATCCAAGACTCACTGGCGGTCTGATATGAGCAATCCGTTCGACAGGTACAACACGCGCACGAAGATCAACCAACGGCAGCGAATTTATCTCGCTGACCCGGACACCGGAAAATCTACGGGAGACTGGATCGATATTCGGTATTCGCTGGCAGACGACTACGCAGAGGCCCGAGAGCAGGTGTTGCGCGAGATTGCAATTCAGGGCGAAGAAGGCCCGGCTGTCGAGCGCAGTGCGCGGATCATCGCGCCGTTGATTGCCGGCTGGTCGTTCGACGTGGAGTGCAATGCGGAGAACATCTACCAGTTCCTCTGCCTCGCGCCGCATCTTCACAACGCGATAATCGAGAAGGCCACCACTGAGGGAAAGCTCTACTCGACAGCGTCGCCGAGCTCTGCCGATGGGCAAGGGGAGAGTTCGATCTCGCCCAGCCCCCGCAAGGAGCAAAAGACCGCATAAGCCTGCGCGAGCACTTGGAGCGGGTGCAGCGCAATACAGGAAAGCGCCCGCCGATGCTGGATGCACATGGGACGATACCGGAGCGTCTGGTGTATCTCTGGCAGTGGTTCCGGGAGTTACGCAAACCGCTCAGCTACACGGAGATCGAGGCCTGGGCGAGACTGACACAGCGGAGGCCGGAGCGGTGGGAGATTGACGCGCTGTTTCGGTTGGACCACGAACTCTATGAGGCGCAGCGGTAATGGCGATTGAGGAATATGCCCGCCTAGGGATCGAGGTCGACAGCACGCAAGCTGTGCGCGGTATGCGCTCGCTGGATGATCTCACCGGATCCGCAAAAAGAGCAACTACGGGATTCGCAGCGCTGCGCAACGCGGCGCTTGCTGTGGGTGCTGCTCTATCCGTCAAGGGCTTTATCGATGTTGCGCGCGAGATGGAGAACGTCCAGACGCGCATGCGCTTTCTCACTGATACCACGGAAGAAGCTGCTGCTGCCGCAGATTCATTGCAGAAATTCGCGGCGCGCGTTCCGTTCGAATTCCGCGAAATCTCCAACGCCGCACCAAATCTGCTTGTGGTGGCGGAAAATACCAAAGAGCTAAACCAGCTCCTCGAAATCACCGGCGACATTGCCGCTGCTACCGGCTTGTCGTTCGAGCAGACTGCCCAGCAATTGCAACGCGCAATGTCTGGCGGGATTGCGTCTGCCGACCTGTTCCGCCTGCGCAGTGTAGGAGCGCTGCTTGGGTTTGAGGAGGGCGTTCAGGTAACCGCAGAGCAGACGAAAAAGCACATTCTGGATCTGTGGTTTGGCCCTGGTGGAGCCGTTAATACGCTCAAGGGCGCGTCTGCTGAGATGGCGCAGAACTGGGACGGTATCGTCTCGATGCTGAAAGACAAGTGGTTCCTGTTCCGCGCAGAGGTTATGGATTCCGGGCCGTTCGACTTTCTCAAGGCCGCGATGGCTGAGGTCGATTCACGGCTGAATGAGAATTTCGACTCCATCAATGACGTAGCTCGGGATACCGGCGACGTTATCGTCGAGGCATTCGAGGATGTCATTCGAGCCGGTGCGATTGCTGTTGACACGCTCGGTCCGCCGCTGGGATTGATTGCCGGCGCCGTGGAAGATATGTGGCAGGGGTTCCAGTCTCTGCCGACCGAGGTTCAGTCTGTCGGGCTTGTCGGCGCATTGCTGTTTGGAAAAAAAGGGCTTGTCATCTTGGGAGCAGGGGCTTCGGCCGTCCAGAACATCTCGGAAATCACCAACCTGATCGATGAGCAGAAAATCGCCCGGCAACTGGAGATGCTGGACGAGAGGATCGCGCAAGCGCAGGAGACGCTGAGTGAGGCTCAGGCGGCGTTTGCTGCTGGCGCAAATGATCCTGCCGTGGCTGACAGCCTGCTTGAGTCCTTGCGCCAGGCTGAGCAGGCCATGGCGCAGTTGCAGGAGCGCAGGCAGGCGCTCATCGACGCGCCGGTTCCTGATTTTCAGCTCTTTGGATCGGAGGAAGAGGTCGGACAGGCGCAGTCCCGTGTCGAGGAATTCCTGGATTCGGTGCATGAGCGTATTGCCAGAGCACAGGAGGACACCGGGAAGCTCAGGGACAGCGGAGGGTTGACAGGCTCCACGGAGAGCGCAATTGCTGCGACGGACAAGCACGCCAAGGCGCTGGAAGAACAGAGGAATGCGCTGGAGCAGATCGTCGCCGCAGCTTTGCCGTATCAAGCCAAACAGCGCGAATTGCTGTCGCAAATCGCAACGCTGGATGCTGCGATCCAGAAGGAGACCGGCAGCACTAAAGACCTGGAAGAGGCACGTCGCCGGCTGCAAGAGCAGCTTACCGACCTCCAGTCCATCACGCGCACAACGATCGAGACCCACGCCGAGACCGTCGAGGAACTGGAGCGCGAACTCGCGGCATTGAGGCAGGGCGAAGACGCCTATGCTGCTTATACCCAGCAGCTCATGGTGCAGGAGGAAACCAAGCGCCGCATTCAGGCATTGCAGGACCAGGGCATTGAGCTTACCGACAGGGAACGTGCGCAAATCGAATCACTGACCCGTGCTGAAATCGAACTCAAGCAGCAGATCGATGCCGAGGCAGAGGCAAGGCTCAACGCTAACCGGGCATGGCAGGGATTCGTGACGGAGATTGCCGGCGCGTTCCTGTCGTCCACCGGAAATATGGGCGACGCCATAACCGACTTGCTCGGTCGCACTCAGCGCGAGCTGGTGAATTCAGGATTGGGCGCGCTGTTCGGATTCGAGACTGCATCAACCCCGATTCTGTCCGGTCTTGGTTCGCTGTTTGGTGGAGGCGGCGGGCTGAGCCAGATATTGAGTGGCGGCGTTCTGTTGCCCGGCGCTCAGGAGCGGATATTCGCGCAACTCGGGCAGTTGGCCGGCCAACCGGGCGCCCTGGGTGGGATCGGAACCTACCTTAGCAATTCAGCCGGCAGACTCTCGCAATTGCCCGGCGGGTTGGTGGGTGGCGGGTTAATATCGGCTGGTGCTGGGTTTGTCGGCGGTCAGCTCGGCGCATCGGTATTCGGCGGAGAGGCAGGGCTAGGGTCTACGATTGGCGGAATCGGTGGGACGATTGTCGGCGGGCCTCTAGGTGCTGCGATCGGGTCATTCGTCGGATCCGCTGTCGACAAGCTGATTGCTGGAGATGGCCCAGAGGTTCGTGCGGCGGTGTTCGCCGGCACAGATGCGAGCAGGGCAGAGCCCAAGTGGGTGGTAGACCTTCAGGAGGCAGCGTCCGGGCTTCGCTTAGCGGGAGAGGCCCAACGGGTAGGCCCGGAGGGGCAAGAGGCTGTCAGAAGCTTCACACAGGCGCTGGCAGAGCTGGATGCCGCACTCACTACCGTCACACGCGGTGCCGGGTTTGCGGTTGATCTGTCCGGTGCGAGCTTCGGCGCGATTGCTCCCGGTGAGGAAGGCGCAAGAGATTTCGTCCGGCAGTGGATAGACGAGGTATCACGCGGATTCGACGCCGAGCTGGAGATGGCTGCCGCTTCACTCGGCGGCGAAGGCGCTCAGCAATTGGCGGCCGGATTCGAGACGCTGCTGAACATCAACGCCAGGTTGGACCGTGGCGGGGAAGTATTCGCCGGCATCGACAGTCTGTCGGAGACCATCGGTCTGCTGCAGGGCCGATTTGCTGAGGCCGGCGAGGGCCTGGCGGATACCGTCAACCGGCTGGATGCTGCGACCCTGCTGCTCGCATCAGTGGGCGAAGAAACCAGCAATACGGTTGAGTTCTTCGAGCGCGCAGCCAATGCATTGCGCGGACTGGGATCGCGTGCAGCGGAGATTACCGCCTACGGCCAGACGCTCCAGAGAATCAATGACCTACTGTCCGAGGATCGCATCCTGCGGGATTACGAGGCCGGCACGAGGACACTCTTTGAGACCTACCAGGCGCAGACCGACGCAATTGAGGATCTGGCGGCGAATCTGGAGAGCGCGGCGGATTTCGCAGCACTGGAGCAGGCGGTAATAGCGCGATACGACACAGAGCTTGAACTGATCGGCCAGATCGACAGCGCATTGCAATCGGTGGCGGCATCGTTCAACGCCACGATTGAATCGATTGTTGTAGATGGGCTGGAGACCGAGCGTGAGCGGTACGAGTATTTCCGCCAGCAAGCCGATGCTGTCGCACAGGAGATTCTGTCGCTACAAGACCCCGCCGCAATCCAGCAGGCAGCAGAGCAATACAACCGGCTGGTGGGTCAGGCATATCAATCGCTGAGCGAGGAATCTCGCGATCTGCTGCGCGATGACATCCTTGCAACAGTCACCGAGATGCGTGAACTCACTGCGGGGCTGCTGGAGGATTTGCGGGGTGACGTGACGGGTGGCGATGACATCGGCACGGTGATTCGCAGTGAGACGGAGCAGGCATTGCGCACGCTGCGGGAGGCCGTACAGGAAGCGGTAGAGGCAGTGTCGCAACAGCAGGCGGAGACCAGCCGGCAATCGACACAACTGGTGGCGTCGCTCAATGCCTGGGCGGCTGCATTGCCCGACTCCATCCGTGTGCAGATCGCCGGCAGTGAGGTGGCATTCTGATGGCCGCGCTAAATCTCTCCCTGTATCCGCCGTCCATTTCTTCGACGGTTGAGCCGGACCACGGCATCACGCTGGATTACGCGGACGGCGGGACATTGCACCGGCGCGGCCTGTATGCCGCACAGCATTATGTGGTGACGCTGAACTGGGATTTGCTCGCGCTCGCACAGCGCGATTATCTGGAGGATTTTATTCTCAGGTATCGCCTGGAGACCGTCACGTTTTCGCTCGACGGCCACGACTACACCGGCGAGCTGATCGGCGGTCCTGTCCGCAGGTGGGTGGATGGCACGCTGTACGGCCTCACGGCACAATACCGTGCGACGCGGGCAACGGCGACCGATCCCATTGCAGCGTTGTTCGCGCGACTGGGCGCATCGGGGATGTATGTGGATCCGCTCACGCTGTCGAGCGTGTACGCGGACACGGCCGGGGTTGCCGTGGCGGTACTCAACGGCGCGGTGGCGCGCATCGATGCGCTTCCAGGCGCACCTGTTGCCGCGCGATTCTGGAACGATACCGCAGCCAATCGCCCGTTGCTGCGCGCGGATGGATTGGAGTTCGACGGGACGAACGACAGCCTCACCTATCCCGACGATCCTGCGCTGCGGTTTGGGACGACGGATTTCACATTGGCGGCTGCGATAAAGCCAAATGATTTGCGCAATGACAATCGTTTCTTTTCGAAGTCTGCCTCCGCCTCCACAGGAACAACCGGAAAATGGGGGATTTTCGGCCGCAGCGCCAATATTATGGCTCAATATGATTTCCCCGGTAACACGGGCGGTCAGGATGTCGTGGTCATTACTGGCCTATTGGCAATAGGCGCGTGGGCGGATGTTATAGTCTCTTTGGATCGCCAGAACGCCCAATGGCTTCCTCACGCGAATGGCGTTTCGTATACTCCGGTCGCGCTTCCGAGTTCCGGAGTGGGGAACATTAGTAATACGGCGGGCGTACAATTTGGTGCGATAGCTACGGCAGCCTTTTACTACGGCACAATCTGTCGAGCGCTCGCCATCGACAAGGTGCTCTCCGCCTCAGACAGGGCCATCGTCAACGACTGGCTCAATGCGGGGCACTGATGCCAGCCCCTAGACTCCCAGCGTATCGCGGCACCGAGACAGCTCGGGGCGGACGGCTGCCTGCTAGTCGCATCAACGAGTTCGCCCGCGATCCTGTTCAGCGCTCCATATCTGTTGCTGCTGCGGATCAGATGCTGCCGATTGTGTACGGGCGCGCCAATGTGCCCGGCCTGCTGTTCGCCCAGGGGCTGATCGGCTCTGATCTGGTAGTTGGCTATGCGCTCTGTGTCGGCGAGATCGACGCCATCGAGATGGTGCAGATCAACGACGCCAACGCCACGGGTATCTCGGGCGTGACGGTGACGACCTACTTGGGCACACCGACGCAGGGCGTGGATGCCACGCTGGCCGCTGCCATCGCCGCATTCAACGACAGTATGCGGTTCGACGCGGGCAACGGCCTGCGCGGCATTGCCTATGTCGTGCTGCGGATCACAGATACTGCTGCTGTCGGCGGCTGGCCCAGGATGCGCGCGACGATCCGCGGGCGCAAGGTGTTCGATCCGCGCACCAGCACAACGGCCTACAGCAACAACACCGCGCTGTGCATGGCGGACCTTATCAGCGACGTGGATTACGGTCTCGGGCTCACGGCATCGAATGTGGATGACGTGGCCGACTGGTGCGACAGCCTGCTGGCGGATGGGTCTACGCCGCGCTCCCGAATCTCTCTGGTGCTGGACAGGCCACGCCCAATCCTGCCGGACTGGCTCGACCTGATGTCTAGCTATGCGGAGTGCTATTACATCAATGAGGGCGCGAGCATCAAACTGGTGCGCGATGCAGTGGTAACGCTCGGCTCTACGCCGCTGGTGACGGGCTGGATTCGCGGCACGCTCTCCGTGCGTTACGACGATACGTCCGACGCGCCGCGATCGGTGTCCGTGATCTACACCGTGCCGCGATCCGACGCGCTGCCCTGGGGCACCACAACCGCGACGCGGGCGTTGAGCGGCGGGGCCACGCAACCCACCGCCGTGCGCCTGGATGGCGTCATCAACAGCGCGGAGGCGGACAACAAAGCGCTGGCGCGGCTGAATCGGATGCAAACGCGCGCGACGGTATCCGTCGAGGTGCCCGACATCGGCCTACAATATCAGGCCGGCGACGTGATTAGGCTGGACTCTCCGACTCGGGGAATCGACGAACTGCCCATGCGGGTGCTGTCGATCAGCATGGCGGGGCCGGGCCGCTACCGGCTGGACGGCGAGCTGTACGACGCCAGTCATTACCCCAGCGAGACACCCCCGGTGGTCGGCGCGCAACTGCCGGCCGGCGCGATCATCCTGTGGGACGGCGGTGCGACGCCTGCGAATTTCACGGATTACACGGCGGCGAACGGCAA